TCGTCCTGTACGGGACTTTAAGTGATGGGATTCTGTTTCTAGGTTCCCATCGGACCCACTCCTTATGCTGCAAGAGCTAAGGAAGGTTTGTCATAGTTATTAGCAACTATTTTTTTGTCCCCTCAGACAAGCTACTTACTACCAGTCGATCCTAAATTCACCCCCATCAGTGAGTATACTAGACCGTGGCTGAGAAGTTCCGTTACTTCGCCGCAGAGACTAGTATGCTTTCCACGTCTTACCTAGTACACTCACTGGTGGAGGTGAGGGGATTTGCACCCCTGTCCTGCATAGTTTTTGTCGAGTCCTCATCGAAGACAGTTGTATTTATAAGGATTGCGTTCATGGTGTCAAGCACTAGAACAAACCAAATTTACGTCTTTGGTCTTTACACCAAGTTTTATAATCCATTGCTTTAGACTTATCTTTTTTTCTTTTAAGATAATCTTGATATTCTTTATCAGTTTTAGCAGAAGGTAGTTTCCTCCTTCCCTTATAAAACTGACTCTTTCCATTCCAAGGATTGCTATATTTCATTCGAGATTTATAAAGGAGTGATCTGGCTCTCGTCAAGAGGTTTCTCAAATGAATAGATCTCAAAGGCATCTTTTAAAATCTTGTAGTCATCTCTATTCTCTATAACAATAAAATTGAACCTGTCACAACCATGTGTATCAATATACATATTTGTTGTCTGGTGAATCTGAAGTGCTGCAGACTTTAAGAAGCTTAAAGTCTCTTCCCTTGTCCAGTTTTGTTCGCCCATCAAAAAATCGGTTGCACCTCTAACAATAAAACTAAACATTTTTTCGTTTATTGTCCCACACCCTCTTTCATATCCAATATAAAGAATTGTGGTGTTGTAGAAATCGTGCAAAAAAAACTCAGGCAGAATCTCTTCGGCCTGAGCAAAAGAAGGGGTGAATATAAAAGGGAGGAATGATATCCTCTTCAATAAGTTAAACATTTGTTATACTTTCTTAGTTTGGAATAAATTCTAAAATTCTATATGAACCATAACAGTGCCACCTAAGTTTAAGTTAGCAGTGGATATAGATGTACCAGTAATTGTTGTTGGCATAAGTCCTCCTAAATCTATTATAAGCCGTGGCGAGTTTTATCTGCATTATAATTAGCAGCTACTTCAGCGGATGATGTTCTATTTAAACACCAAATCTACCTCTGTAAAAATTAAAAATTTCATCCATTTCGGTTGTACTAAGCACCCTGTTATAGACTAAAAGTACTGCTACTTCACAATCTGAATATTCAGAACCAGTACCACCACCGCCAGCTCCCCATCTACCTATGGAAAATCCATTTGGTCCCTGAGAACCACCAGTAGCGGTTTGCCCGGAGACTACCGAATTGTTATCATAAAGAACTCTTGAATCGCCACTGTAGTTTTCTGTAGCAGCATGAATATGCCAATTAGTATCAGTTCCAGAAGACGTGGCAGTAACCCATCCCTGAGCGTAGTAAACTGATGTATTATTATTCCATATACCTAAGAGCCAGTTGTTACCATTACCAGCAGTAACTCTACCCCTAGCGCTAGTGTTATTAGTAGCATACCTCTGAATAGCAATAGTTGTACAGTTTGACGTACTTAGGTTTGGACCACCATAAGCATACTGATTAGAGCCATTAAACTGGAACTTACCCCCGTTGGCGCTGCTATAAGTAGGTGAATTAACCAATGTAAAATCATTATTGTTTGAAGTTAGATCATACCACGTTGAGCCTGAACCGGGATAAGATGCCGTGTCTCCAGCATCCAAATGAACCACCAAACCACTAGTAACGCTGTTTGATAGTGTAGTTACCCCGTTACGAACTCCATTAGAAGATGTTCTATCAGCCATCCAACCCAACAAAGATTCTTCATCACTAACAGTATCGTTTATAGCTACGAATATAGGATTGTCTGCTTCCCATAACCAATGAGTTGCACCACCTTGTAAAGCAGTGCCGCCACCGGCGGTAGTGCCAACTTGCACTACAGCTGGATTAGTTAGCGAGCCATTTAAACTATATGTAGCATATGTAGCAAAAGAAGAACCATTCCAATATTTTACTGTTGCAGTAGTGCTTGCATACGGAGCAGCAATAAAGTAATCGCCTATAGCATTACCAAAAGAATAACGATCAGCAAGATAGTTTAATCCCACACCGTTTTCATCGTCACCACCAGCACCATCTGCATACGTGTGTCCTACAACTAGATTGGTTGCATCTGCTGCTGTGTAAGTAGAACTAGAAGCAGGAGCTGAGTTTAACATGTCAGTCCAAATAACAGCTCTATTTGAATATCTGACATACGCATTGGTATCTGCTGGACTCATTAAGCTTCGGTCAGCGCCGCTTTGTGCAGCCGACATAACAGCATCTCCACCCACAATTTCAAACAATACCCAAGCACTGAGGGTAGAATTTGTGTAGCCCGAATAAACCAGCCCTGCGGCTACACTTATGCTAGTAGTTGCTGTACCGCTAATACCACCAGCGACATTATCATATACATTTACTGTAATTGCTGATGAATTAGGATTGTAAATATAATAAGTTGTAGGAGCGTTGCGTCTGGCAAAATGACCAAACTTAGTACCTCTATTTGTGATAGGCGCAATTCTATGATGCTCGCCTTCACTAGTTAGATTAATAGCATTTGAACCTTTATATAACTTGTTTTTTTCTATACTGAAAGAGCCTCTAGAACCAGCAGCAGCGTTACTTACTATAGTAGTTTCGCCAGTACCGTCAATATTAGATTCAATGATGTTAGTTCCAGCATATGGCACACTATAGGTTGCAGTACCACTTTCCATGCAAATCCAATCAGACACCCCATGATCTTGAGTAGTATGTTCAAAGCCACCACTACTAGATATCAATGCCATCAACTGAGTAACACTCATTAGCTTACGTTTCCGTTGAGTACAAGGCGAGTTGCTACGTCATTTAAGATTGTAACTAGCCCTTTTCCAGCAAGAGTAACAGAGCCATTTGTCCCCTTGCTAGTAGTATCAGCAGCAATATAAACCCCGGTAGTCATATTAGTCCAGCTAATTGTTCTATCTGAGTTTTCATGATTATAGATGGTAATAATCTGACCAACTTCACAATTAGCTGAATCAATTGTGATTGTTCCAGATCCAGTGCCACAGGAGAAATACTTACCTGAACTGTTTGCTGGCAATGCATAAGGAGTAGAGGTAATTCCAGTTCTTTCTAATACACGAACATTACCTTGTGAATCTTGGATAGTACCACTAGCTGTGACATTAGCTGCTGTAACTGTACTACTAGCTGTGACATCAACCGCTGTAACTGTGCTACCTACTTGGTAGGTATTGTTATCACCTGCATCTGCTGATTTAATTTCTTCATATCCAGATGTAGAACCATAAAGTCTTAGTTTACTCATTTGTCTTTCCTATTTCTTATCTGACAATAATAAACGATAAAAAACCAACCATCTTTAGGTTATCATCCTACCTTTTGAATTATCCAGTTAGAACTTGATCCGGCAATATTGACAACGGTGGTACCGGAGCCGATATCACCCCTCTTTATAGTCCCTATTCTAAATTGTTGTCCTGAAGTCATATAAAGAATCATTCTGAGGTTAGCGGTATGACCATTACCAAAGTTACTTGGACCACCTATTTCAGATTGAGCAGCTTGCACTGTCGTGTTTTTATAAAATCTTAAAACAGCAGTTTGGTTAGAAGTGAAACTAGTAGTTACTAGATTTACATAGCAATCATAATATCCAGTTGAAGGAACAGTAACTCCTGTTGAGGCAACCGTAAAGCCTCCAACATTAAAATTTGTTGATGTGCTAAAATTATTTTTTATAGTAAGCGTATCAGTATGTGCATCAAAGTTAGTAAATACACCTGCTGCACCAACAAATGAACTAAGTTGGGTTTGTATATAATTGTTCGAAGTAAACGTTCCGGCAATATAATTGTTCGAAGTAAACGTTCCGGCAATATAATTGTTCGAAGTAAACGTTCCGGCAATATAATTGTTCGAAGTAAACGTTCCGGCAATATAATTGTTCGAAGTAAACGTTCCACCATCACCTGAAGAGATAGTACCGTCAGTATTCAAAACAATATTGTTAGACGATGCACTAGGACTTCTTAATGCTCCTACCTTTAATACACTCATTATGTTATACTCCATTCAGATCCAGAAGGAATTGTAACAGTGACTCCGGGATCAAGCGTTATTGGTCCAAACGATAAAAAATCAACCATCTTGCGGGATAACCTTTATTGCATCATTTTTTTCGTTGTTAAAGAGCAATAAATTTCTTTCATTCTCTTTAACCACCTCATTTCTAAAACTTTCAATGGCAGCACCAGTCTGTCTCATTTGTTGAGAGTTTTCGACAGCAAGAATAGGTTGCCAAGCAATAGCACATCCCCATTCATCAACTTCTTTACCAGTGTTGGGGTTTGTTCCCCTTAACTGAATAAACCAAGCACATTCCAACTGTCTGCAAGGTTCAAAGTTGTTCAAAGGACAGTTTTGTTTAGCTTCAATCTTCATTTAGAAATATCCGTGTTAGATGTATTTGCTATGTTTCAAGTTCATTTTCTAATTGAGTAATTGTGGTCGAATGAAGTGTTACACATTCATTAGCCCAATCAGGAAGAACTGATATAGTTTCATTATCTCTACCATGTTCTACATATTCAATCTCACCTGAGTTTTCTTTCCATTGAAGGGCATGAACATCCGAAGGAATACTAGAAGAAATGTAATCGTTTAGATTATTAGAGAAATTAAGACCGCTTCCGTCTTTTACGATAGCTCTATCTTCTGGAATAATTGAAAGTTTCATAATTAATCCTTAGTTGCTATAATTACATCTACATACTGTAGATTAAATCCAGACAAATTGTGAGAGTGCGCTCCACCACCACCAGTGCTGTCGGTGGACTGCGTATAGATATTAACTCTCGCCGTAGTGCTTGCAGTGTAGTTAGTAGTGCCTGTACCGCCACTCCGAGCGCCATAAGTGTGTGTGTGAGCGGGCATTTGAGATGTTGTCAACGTGTGAGATGCTGTGGTTTTACCAGACCCAAAAGTTGTTGTAAAGGCATCAGAACCACCGGACCCAGCAGTTCCAGAAACAACTCTCATCGCTTTGTTGTTATGAGTAGTGTCTTTAGTCCATCCTGTAGGAGCAGCAGTTTGCACAAATAGTTGTTTTGTTCCGGAAGGAATAGTAGTAGTTGATAAAGTAGATTGCAAATACGTATTGGAAGAAAACGTTCCGTCAATATAATTGTTCGAAGTAAATGTATCTTGAACATATGTGTTGGAAGTAAACGTTCCGGTAATATAATTGTTTGTAGTAAACGTATCTTGAACATATGTGTTGGTGGCTCTTAGACCAATTCTAGTCAAAACAAAGTTGTTAGAAGTATATCTATCTTGAACATAGTTATTTGATACATACGTACCTTGAATATAATTATTTGTAGTAAACGTATCTTTAACAAAGCTGTTAGAAGTATATCTATCTTGAACATAGTTATTTGATACATACGTACCTTGAATATAATTATTTGTAGTAAACGTATCTTTAACAAAGCTGTTAGAAGTGTATCTATTCTGGACGTAGTTGTTAGATGTTAGATCAGTCGCCTCTAAGCCATCTACAGTATCTGAAGATCCAGTAATGTTAATAGAATATGTACCTGATAATCTATCTGCTGATAAAGTACCAGTATTGATATTAGAAGCGTTTGTGTAAAAAGTGGAATTTGCCCCATCTAAAGTATCAGCATCCAATCCAGATCCAGCACCGTCCACAGTTTTAATCTTGGTTAAGACATCAGCCGCAGTATATGTAAGATTAAAGTATCCATTTGACACAAGTAATGGCTGTTCTGTGTTTCGGAAGTAGCTGTTTGACACAAAGGTAGTTTCCAAACCAGTGTCTGTAACTTTACCACTATTATTAACATTTAAAGCTAACTTACTTAGATTTTTGTTTACAGACATTTAAATCCCCGTCGAATAATTCAACTTCCGTGCAAAAAAATGAAGGAACAATACCATCAAATGCTCCACCACTATTTAGGAAGTTTTTTGTTCTATGTGCATATTTAGCTTTGTCAAATCCCACTATAATCATATCATTACTGTTCTGAATAACCAACCAAGAATTATACTCTTCAGACTTTTCAACTCGAAAATAACTCATTAAACGATAGTCCACTCCGAACCCGAAGGTACTGTAACTGTCACACCACTATTAATACTAATTGGTCCAGCAGTCATGGAATTCTGTCCGGATGGGATAGTGTAGCTAGTCGTTACTGTTTGATCGTTGTTGTAGAATATCTTATCTGATCCGCCACCAGTAGCACCTCCACCAGAGTTATCTTGGAAGTAGTTGTTAGATACTAATCCAGAAGCATGAATGCCATCCAACAAGTCAGCATCTAGACCATTACCCGAACCTGCCCCAATGAAAGTCCTAATTGCTGCCTGAGTACCATGACGCATAAAACCGTCGTTGCCAGTTTCCACTAAAACCTTAGTAACACCGCTGGTCACATCATTAGGAGAAGTGTTAAAATAGTTGGCATAGATATAGCCAGATGAATGTCGCTTCACAATAGTGTCATTGGAAGCTGCAACACTTGGCTGCGCTCCATCCAACAAATCAGCATCTAAACCAGATCCAGAACCATCTACTGTTTTAATCTTAGTAAGAACATCAGAAGCAGTATAAGAAGAAGAATTTAACTTTGTTCCAAGCTGGGTTTGAACATAGTTATTAGATGCTAATCCAGAAGCATGAATGCCATCCAAAGTATCAGCATCTAGACCAGATCCAGAACCATCTACTGTTTTGATTTTAGTAAGAACATCAGAAGCAGTATAAGAAGAAGAATTTAGTTTAGTGCTTAACTGACTCTGGAGATAGTTATTAGAAGCCTTGGTTGCCAGTGAATTTGTTACTGTTGTAGAAAAGTTAGCATCATCACCAAGAGCAGCAGCAAGCTCGTTAAGAGTGTCTAATGTAGTAGGTGCAGAATCTACTAAGCCAGCAATTTCACTAGCCACATATGTTTGAACATAGTTATTAGATGCTAATCCAGAAGCATGAATGCCATCTAAAGTATCAGCATCTAGACCCGAACCTGCGCCATCTACTGTTTTGATAGCAGTTAAAATTTCACTTGCTGTTTGATCTGCTGTTGCACCAGATTCAATTCCGTCTAGCTTAGAACCATCAGTAGCTATGTCACGGCCATCCACCGTTCCAGAAACAGTAATGTTATTACCAACGGTAAGACCGTTTTTGACTATAAAGTCTTTTGTATTAGCCAAGGTTCACTCTCCCCTTTAGCGTAAAATATTAGTTTTCAATTAGCATCATAGAAGTGTTGAATACAGTAGAAGTAGCAGATGCTGGAGTAACTCTAAGTCTAACACTGCCAGAAGACACGTCTACATCATATGTTGCTAAAGATGTATTAGTGAAAATAGAACCATATTCAGTAGCATATGCTGTTGTGCCATCATGGACAACAAGAATCTTTGTCATATGTCTCTCACCATTAGAAATGGCTGTAACATTTACTTCTGCTCCAGAATATGTAGAAGTGCTGAATGTGTCCAAGTTTGTCTGTGATGTAGATGTTGTAGTAATCGTAGAAGATACAAACGAATGATTCGTTTGAATGATATCATTCGTAACTGTGAGGTCATTACCAATTGTAACATTACTAGGAAGACCTACTGTTACTCCAGCACCTTCGGAACCAGAACCAGAGACTTCTACTTCGTTAGTAGTACCTGAAATCGTTGCTACATAGTTGCCAGTTGTATCTGTACCAAGTGCAACAGAGTTTGGCTGAATAGTAGCTGTAAGAGTTCCGCTTGCTAAATTAGTAAGAGTAACAGAACCAGATAGATCACCACCCAATGTAATGACTGGATCTGGCTTATTTGTGGTATTAGTCCAATCAAGATAGTAGGAACCCTGCTGACCGTCTAACTTGTCAGCATCTAAGTTTGTCCCAGAGCCATCAACAGTTAACAACTTAGAAAGAACATCGGAAGCAGTGTAGGAGGAGGAGTTTAACTTAGTTCCGAGTTGAGTCTGTACATAGTTGTTAGATGCAAATGTTCCAGTTAAATAGTTATTGGATACGTTACCTGAACCAAACTGAGTTAATTGGCTCTGCAGATAGCTGTTAGAACTGAAGGTAGCATTTACATAAGTGTTAGTAGCTCTTAAACCAATAGATGTAGATATGGTAGTAGAAAAATTTGCATCGTCATTTAGAGCAGCAGCCAACTCATTAAGAGTGTCTAATGCTGCTGGTGCAGAATCAACAAGACCAGCAACCTCTGAAGCTACGTGTGCTGTGATGTAAGCATTAGATGAGAATGTTGAAGTAAGATAAGCATTAGCTGCAAATCTTCCGTCCACATAGTTATTCGAAGTAAAGATAGACTTTACAAAGTTGTTAGATGCAAGACTGGTCTTGGCTACACCACCAAGAGTAGCAGCATCGACATTGGTAAGGGCGGAACCATCGCCAGATAAGTCGTTTGCCGAAAGGGTATTGGTTACATCAACGTTACCGCCAGTAACTGCAAGACCGTCTAAAATTCGAAATGTGCTGCGTGCCATTGGATCCTCCTATTGTTATAGATATTTATACTATGACGGTTTTAACTACCTTTGATCTCAAGCTAGAGAGAACCAAAGGTTCAAGAATCAACTCAACGTTAGCTCCATTATATACTACTGATAAATCTCCTAATACTTCATTAGATGTAAAAATTTGTCCATATTCTGAGAATGTGACGTTCGAGACGCCATTGTAAGTTGCTAGTATTTTAGATACTTGTGTTTCGTCACCATTTTCTCTTTCTAGATGAATAAGGTACTCAAGAGAAACTTTTTCACTTCCGTGTGAGTAAGTGTCGATCACGGCACTGGTTTCACTAGCAGTACTTACACCCTCCAACTCAAACTTTTCAGTTACGTTATTGTAGCTTTGTGTATCTACAACGTTAGTAAAGACGTTGTTACCCGAACCAATAATAAGAGTGTCTTCAATTGTAACATTTGATGAGAATGTTTCATTTTGATCTTTACGAGCAAATGATGTCGTGATGTAATTATTAGTAGTAAACGTATTAGTAAGATAACTGTTTGAACTAAATCTTCCTTCGATGTAGTTGTTAGTTGCAAACAGGTCAGTTACATAACTATTGGATGAGTATACATCTTTATTGTAGTTGTTAGATGCAAATGTAAAGTTTACATAAGTGATGGGAGCAAATCTACTTTGCACATATGTGTTAGAACTAAACGTATCGTTAACATAAGTATTAGTTGCTCTGATAGCTACTATGTTGTTAACATGAGTATTGCTTGCTTTTGAATCTATCAGTGGCTGTAAGTAGTTGTTAGAAACCTCACCTTGTTCAAATAAGTTTAACTGAGCTTGCAGATATGAATTTGAACTAAAGGTTCCAATAACAAAAGTATTGGTAGCTTTAAGATCTAATAAAGGCTGAAGATAGTTGTTTGAAACTTCGCCTTGCTCGTAAGCCAAAAGTTGTGCTTGAAGATAGGCATTAGAACTAAACGTAGAATTTACATAAGTGTTAGTTGCTCTAAGTCCAAATCTATTAGTCACATTAGATGAAAAACTTGGATCGTCACCGATAGCTGATGATATCTCTCCTAGAGTACTTAAACTTGCAGGTGCAGATCCAACTAGTGTAGAAATTTCAGACGACACATATGACTGTACATATGAATTAGCACTAAATGTAGAAGTGATGTAGCTATTAGATGTAAATCTACCGTCCACGTAATTGTTAGATGTAAAGGTAGAATTAACATAAGAGTTAGTAGCTTTAGTATCTACAATATTAATAATGTAATTGTTGGAAGAGAATGTAGAAGTAATATATCCATTGGTAGTAAAGTTATCGTTTAAGTAACTATTAGAAGTAAATCTATTTTGGACATAATTGTTACTTGTAAATCCAGTTGAATCTATTCCATCAAGAGTTACAGCGTCTACTGTTAGCAACTGACTGTTTATATTATTAACTAAAACTTGTAGATAAGAATTAGAACTAAAAGTAGAATTTACATATGTATTAGTAGCTCTTAAACCAATAGATGTAGACACAGACGTAGCGAATGAAGGATCGTCATTAAGAGCAGCAGCTAACTCATTAAGAGTATCTAAGGTAGCTGGAGAAGAGTCTACTAAATTGGATAATTCCTGACTTACAAAAAATTGTAAGTATGTATTAGTGACATCACCAGTCGAAAGAATACTTAATGCATCTTGCAGATAAGCATTAGAAGAAAAAGTGGAAGTGGCGTAGCTATTGGTTAACTGATCCCCTACAAGGATACCTCCAGCAGTTACGCCATCTCCTATAAAAATTCTTCTAGTGTCTGTAGTAAAGATAGGCTCGCCTACATCAGGAGTAATGCTAAGACGATCAGCTTCCAAACCTCTCCTTATTTGTAGGGCCATTTACAACTCCAATATTTTTATCCTATGTTCTATTTATCCATTTAGATACGATAGGAATCTTTTTTGCAATAATAGGCTTTATCAACATGGCAATGTCCGTATGCTCTTTCTGAGTGCCATTGGCTTGTCTCAGATCAAGATAGTGCAACCAAGACCTTAACGTTCCGTTCATCGTCATACGAGTCATTTGCATACCTTCAGGCAAAATAACTCTAGCGCATTCCTTAGCCATATTGTTCTCTAAAGCCCACTTATAAGCCATAGTAATTTCATGTTGGATCTGCTTCTGTTTTGCTTCCCACTGCTTCTTCAACTCATCATCTTCCATCTCAATAGAATTCTGACGGTTCTTTTGATCTTGCAGTCTAAACTCTCTAGTTGTCATACCAAGTTGGGTTGCTTCAGCATACCTTTGAGAGAATTCTTGATAAGAGAAAGATCTGTGTCGTAAAATCTGCCGTGCAATGTCTCTCGGACAGTCAATCTCGAAAACAAGATTCACCATTTCCAGAGGAGACCAGTGTGCATGTTCGATCAAATAATCAATCAATCTTGGCGCTGTTTCGTAGTTGTCCTGATTGTCAGGATTACTCACTCTTGCACAATATGCAATTAAACCAGAAGAGTCTGGAATCCCTGATTCTTTTTCAGGCTGAGTCATTGCAAGAAGTTTTACTTTGTTCACTACATAAAATCCTTAAATTTGTCCATATTAAACTTCTCAGCCGTGTTCGTGTTATCAAACACCGGAGAGTCCATCACATCGTCATGTGCTGAGTTGTCAACGTTGTATAGTCTCATCTTTTCCATATCAACACCAACAACAAACCTTTTGTTTTTGTTCTTGTCAGCGTATCTATTCTTAAGCTGTTTAACCATGATCTGACCAAGATCATCCAACTCATCGTTTCTGGTCAGAGCAACCATGAAATCGGCTGTTGCTGGAAGACCGAACGACTCAGCAACGTCTTCAATATCAACATCAGAATTCTTGAAACCTGATCTTGTGGTCTGTGTGGCGGTAACAACAGGAGGACCGTGTTCGACAGACAAACCCCTCAGTTCTTCAGCAATACTCTTGATAATTGAATATGAATTTGCACCAGAACCAGCAGAAACCCTAGATGAGTTCATGATGTTGATATAGTCAACGTAAATAATATCAGGCCAAAACTTTTTCTTTAACTTAAGTTCGTTCAAAAGAACCCTGAAGTGATTTACGTTTGCCTGTGATGTTGGATATTCTTTGGTAAGGAGTTTACCAGTTGTCTTGACACCAAACTTACTAACCTTTGAAAGAAAGTTTTCTTTGGTGAGTTGTATGATGTCTTCAATCGGTACATCTAGAATGTTGGCGTCAAGTCTCTCAGAGATTTTTTCTTCTGCCATCTCCAAAGTAATATAAAGAACATTCTTACCCATAGCCAGATGAGCGCCAGCAAAGTGTGTCATCGTCAACGACTTACCAACATTCGGTCCTGCCATAAAAACATTGAGTGTCTTTTTCTCAAACCCACCTCTGGTAATGATGTTGAAAAGATCAATATCAAAGGGAATCTTATCGTTCTTACGGTGATAAAATTCATAACGCTTCTCAGCATCTTCAATGTAATCGTGACCGACATCGGTATCAAAAGACACAGCCAAAGCATCAGTCAAGATTTTTGGAATTGCACCTTTAGTCAGTGTTTTGTTCTGCCCATCGACAATCTCAATAGACTGCATCAAAGCATTGTACACAGCCTTTTCCTGACAGAACTTCTCAGTAGAGTCCACCAACCAGTCAATTTCAACATTATCGTCAACCTTGAATCCTGTGATTAGATTTTTGATTGAGATGAAGTCATCTTCAGAAATGTTGTCTATTTCTTCAAGATCAACAATCAAAGATGTTTTGGTTGGGTTTACGTTGTACTTTTCAATGTGATCCTTTATCATCTTAAGAGTGATCTTTTGGCTCTTCGTGCTGAAGTAAGCTGAATCGATAAACGGAAGTACCCTCCTAGAGTACTCCTCGTTTACTGCTAAATTCATTAGGATCAAATCATCAATCATTGACCGTACTTAAACTCCTCTGCCACGGCTTGTTCGATTTTTTCCATTACAGACTCAGTGAAGTATTCTTCAGGCTTCTCGTAAACGTGCTTGGCGAACACAGAAGCTACTTCATCGGGAAACTTGTACCTAGAACCAGTTTTCTCAACAATGCCTTTGCTTTCAGCAAACTCAAGAACACCATGCCACTTGCTAAGTCCGGTCTTGTAGTTAAGAAGAAGTTCTACCTGTGAATTTTCTTTACTCAGTCTAGACTTATTCATTTTCACAGTAATGATATTGCCTGTGAAATCTGTACCCTCTTTGACCTTTTTCTTAGAAAGAAAGGCAATAGTTGATGCAGCAAACTTAAGACCAGATCCACCGCCCATTTCTTTTGTTGGAACATAAGAGCCTATAACCTGATATACGTGGTTGGTAATTAATAGAGGAACCTTAGCACGGGCAAGCTTCAAGGTCAGAGTTCTAAAAGTTCCCTTAATAACCTGAGATTTGGTCATGTCTCGGGTATCTTTACCATCATGAGAGTCTTGCATCTCTTTGTTGGTTGACATCATACCCAAAGAATCAAGCACCATCATCATCGGAGGCATTTCATCCTCTTTGGTTCCTGCTGCCATGTATTTGTCTAAAAACTTCAAAGAGTGAGTGCGGAAAGATTCAATAGTATCTGGTTCAGCTAGGATAACTCTGTTTACATCAATTCCTCTCTCCTCCATCATCTGCTTTGTTACTGCAGCTTCTGTATCGTAATACACGACACCTGATTTAGGATTAGCCTTCAAAAACTCTCTAACAGCAGACAACACAAAGAATGTTTTGCCTGTTGCAGGATCCCCAGCAAAGGCAGTTACCTTGTTGTTTGGAATGCCGCCATAAAGACTACCAGAAAGAACTGCATTCAACATATAACAACCCGTGTCAATGTATCCGGTAAACTCAGCAGCACCTTCACCATCGGCCAAAATACTACTATCGACATCTTTCACTTCGTCAGCGAGATTTCTAAAAAAATCACTCATCACAAACTCCTATAAAAATGGAAGGGTGTTTCTCTTTTCGTGTTCCCATCCTACAGCATTGAGGATGGCTTTCATAGGCTCAAGAT